TATCGAAGGGCTGATCTAATTAACTTACGTTTACGTGATCCACAGCGTTACGAAGCTATGTCAGATGAAATTATGGCTGCCTATGCGGAGGGACGTGTTAAATAATTAAAAGGAAATAAAAAATGCCACTAGGTACTAATAATGTAACAACCACAACCGCAGCGAAGTTTATCCCTGAAATTTGGAGTGATGAAATTGTTGCAGCATACAAAGAAAATCTTGTCGCTGCTAACTTGTTCTCCAAGATGTCTTTTAAAGGCAAAAAAGGTGATGTGCTTCACATTCCTAAACCAACTCGTGGTGCAGCGTCTGCAAAGGCAGCATCAACTCAGGTAACGCTTATTGCTGCAACTGAGAACGAGGTTTTGGTCAACATCAACAAGCACTACGAGTACTCACGTTTGATTGAGGACATCGTTGAGACACAGGCACTTAGTTCTCTACGAAAGTTCTACACTGATGACGCTGGTCATGCTATTGCTAAACAAGTAGATACTGACTTGATTCAGCTAGGTCGTACTGCTGGCTCAGGCACTGCGTACTCTACAGCAAACGCAACTACTAACGCTTTCCTCGGTTCTAACGGAACTACTGTCTATAACTCTTCATCTTCTAATGCGGCTGCATTGGCTGATGCTGGTATTAGACGTACTATCCAACGACTCGATGATGCTGATGTTCCTATGTCAGATCGTTTTTTAATTGTTCCACCTTCAACAAGAAACACCTTAATGGGTATTGCTCGCTTTACTGAGCAGTCTTTTGTTGGTGAGCAAGGTTCAGATAACACGATCCGCAATGGTATGATTGGTGATGTCTATGGCGTAAAAGTCTTTGTCACAACCAATGCTGACTCAGGTGCTGGTAGTTCTGGTGCTGACCGTATTTGTCTCATGGCTCATAAAGATGCTTTCTGTCTTGCGGAGCAGATGGGTGTACGTTCACAGACCCAGTACAAGCAAGAGTGGCTTGCAACGTTGTTTACATCAGATATGCTTTACGGTGTAGCTGAGTTGCGTGACGATGCTGCTGTAGCTCTCGCTGTTCCTGCTTAATTAAGTAGGTATTATCTCCCCAGGCTCACAAGGCTTGGGGAGTTTTATTATTGTCGTTCATCCATTAGGACGGAAGTAGGGAAACCGAAGGAACGCATCTTTCTTTAAAAGAGGAGGGTGTTATGTCTTGGACAGACTACTGCCGTAAACGTGAGATAGACAACTACAAAAAGCAACAACTACTTAAATTACGACAAAGGAAACACTATGTGGACTAAACCTGAATACACTGAGATGAGATTTGGTTTTGAAGTTACGATGTACATTGCAACTAAGTAAGGACGTATAATGGCTATATTTAGAGGGGCTGGAGGATCAGGAGATGCTACAACAGACGCTGCTAATCAAGCCTCCGTAGCCTCTAATAAAGCAGCAGAAGCTGCTAGTTCAGCAACAGCAGCAGCAGGTTCAGCTACAACCGCAGCAACATCAGCAACAGCATCTTCAGCATCTGCTACAGCATCCGCAAGTTCTGCTACAAGTGCTGCATCTTCTGCAACATCTGCAACTAGTTCTGCAACGGCTGCTGCAGCTTCTTATGATGATTTTGATGACAGGTACTTAGGTCCTAAGTCATCTAACCCAGCTACTGATAACGACGGTGACACGTTAGTTGTTGGTGCATTATATTTTAATACAACCACTAACATCATGATGACCTACACAGGGTCTGCGTGGCAATCTATTGCTACAGGTGGTACTGGTTTACTAGCATCTAATAACTTATCTGATGTTCAAAGTGCAAGCACATCAAGAACTAATCTTGGTGTTGCTATAGGCTCTGACGTACAAGCATTCTCATCTGTTCTTGCAGGTACAACTGCATCTTACACAACTGCTGAAAAAACTAAACTATCAGGTATTGAGACTGCTGCAACAGCAGATCAGACCGGAGCGCAGATTAAGACTGCTTATGAGGCAGAGACTAATGCGTTTACTGATGCACAATTTACTAAACTTGCAGGTATAGAAGCATCAGCTACTGCAGATCAAAGTGCTGCAGAAATTAAAACAGCATACGAAAGTAATGCAGACACTAACGCATTTACTGACGCAGACCACACAAAGCTAGACGGTATAGAAGCATCGGCTACCGCAGATCAAACAGGCGCGCAAATTAAAACTGCTTATGAAGCAGAAACTAATGCCTTTACCGACGCACAGTTCACTAAACTAGCTGGTATAGAAGCTAGTGCTGATGTAACAGATGCAACTAATGTTACTGCTGCTGGTGCATTAATGGATAGTGAAGTTACTAACCTGGCACAAGTTAAAGCATTTGACTCATCAGACTACGCTGCTGCTGGTAGTGTCACTGGTAAGAATAAGATTATCAACGGTAACTTCTTAATTAATCAACGAGAGGTTTCAGGTACTGTTACGTTGGCTCATGGAGTTTACGGTCATGATCGTTTTAAAGGCGGTTCTAGTGGTGCTACATATACCTTTGCAACCAGTGCTAATGTAACAACAATTACTATTACTGCTGGATCTCTTATTCAAGTCGTTGAAGGCAGTAACTTACAGTCAGGAACTCATGTATTGTCTTGGACAGGCACAGCACAAGGAAAGATAGGAGGAGGCTCTTACGCTGCTTCAGGAGTTACAGGTACAGCTACTGGCGGTAGTAATTTAAGTATTGAATTTAATACAGGAACAATTTCTAAAGTTCAACTAGAAGAAGGATCAACAGCTACTGCTTTCGATCATCGACTTGTTGGACATGAACTTGTTTTATGTCAAAGATATTATTCACAACCAGTTGATAGCGGATACGATTTTTTTGCTGGGTATTTTGTAAGCGGCAACTATGGACCTGGATGTTTTGGGACATGGCACGCACAAATGAGGGCTGTTCCCACAGTAGTAGTTACGCTTGGTAGTTTAAACGCTGTCGGTAGTGTGTCTGTCAATTACTTTGATGAAAAAAGATTTCATTTAAATCCAACTGCTAACGCAACAAGTAATGGTTTTTGGTACTTAGCTAAACTAACAGCAGATGCGGAGTTATAAATGTACAAGATAAGAGAAACACATTTAATTACTGGTGAAGTATTATCAGGAATCATTCGTACATCAGACGGTGCAATCGTTCCTAACGACGAAAGAAACGTAGATTGGCAAGAATATCAACAGTGGTTAGCAGAAGGCAACACACCTGATCCAGCAGATTAATGAAGAACTTTGATTTAGCTACGTTACTTGCTGGCATTATACCAGTATTACTTGCTGCGATGTGGTGGGTTATTAGTAACGTCAATGATCTAAGAGGTGAGATACAATTGTTACAAGCTAATATGATGATGCTAGTAGACCCACAAGGTCAGATCATTCCTAGTCCTGGTAATGCTTTTGCTAGACAGGAACTTAAAGAAGAGATGCTAGAACAATTCCATGACTTAAAGGTTAGAGTTAAATTGTTAGAGGTATACAATGGCAGCGGATCCTAGATTAAAGAGAGCAGGTGTATCCGGGTTTAACAAACCTAAACGTACTCCAAACCATCCTAAGAAGTCACACGTTGTTGTAGCTAAATGTGATGATGGATCTATTAAAACTATAAGGTTTGGTGAGCAAGGTGCTAAAACAGCAGGTAAACCAAAAGCAGGTGAGTCAGCTAGAATGAAAGCTAAACGTAAATCATTTAAAGCAAGACACGCTAAAAATATAGCAAAAGGTAAATGTTCAGCAGCTTATTGGGCAGATAAGGTAAAATGGTAATGGAAGACCTAAACCAACAGATAGGTAGGCTAGAAGCTCAAGTAGAGTCTTTACAACGTCAAATGGAGCAGTTGCGTATAGACGTTAAGTGTATGTCTGATGTAGTTACTAAGTGGAAAGGTGCTGGTGTACTGCTGCTAATACTAGGTGCTTCCTTTGGATGGCTAGTAGACCTTATATTAAATAGATGAAATACTTGACAATTATAGCTTTTTGTGGTATAATAACCATACAAGGTTGTAGTTCATTAGGACTAATTAAAGCAGTAATGCCAGGTAAATCTGGTACTAATGTTAATGCTAATGCTCAAGTAGGTAAAGAGAACACACAGCAAGTTGTAGGTCAGCAAGACAATACCAAGATCGAAGGTGAAAATGTTAATGTTAGTCAGAAGGAAAACGACAGCAGCATTAATACATCTAAAGTAGATAGTCTAGTGCAAAATAACACTAATGTACCTATGTGGTATTTATTGTTATTGGTATTAGGATGGTTACTACCTAGTCCACAAGAAATATGGACAGGTTTTGTCAACTCAATAGAAAGATTAATTCATGGCAAGAAGCGTAACAGCCGTAGCAACCAGACACGGAAGTAGCGATAAAGTTGATATATATACTGTACCAGCTAAAAACACTGCTGAGATACACATGATTTATATCTTAGCTACTGCTGGTAATGAAGACGCAGATGTGTACTGGTATGACAGTCACTCAACAACAGAGTACCCGTTAGCTCACGCTAAATCACTGCAGTCTACTAATGGTGAGTATTTATTATTACAAGACTTACAAATAGATATGCAAGAAAATGACGTAATAAGAGTTAAAAGCAGTGGTACTGGAAGCACGATTACTTACATAGTGACTATGGAATTAAAACCATCACTAGCAACACAATTTCACTCATAGAGGTAATTTATGAAAGTATGTAAAACTTGTAACACTCCTACTAAATGTAAAGCAGCAGGTAAATGTCAAAAAAGAAAAAAACCACGTACCAAAACACCAACTTATTAAGGCGTAAATTATGGCTAAAAGTGTAAAACATTATTTTAAAAACGGAAAAGTTTGGAAAGGTAATTATCACAAAATGCCTAACGGAGAGTTACATACTAATAAGACTCATACAAAGACAAGTAAACCACTATTTCATTTTAGTGAGCTTTCTAATTCTGTTCAAAGGCAAGTAAAAGGATAGCAATGAATTACTTAGAGTTAGTTAATAATGTACTGGTAAGACTTAGAGAAGATGAGGTAACTGCTCCAACAGATACTGTCTACTCTAAGTTAATTAGTACCTTTGTCAATGACGCTAAAAGAATTGTAGAAGATTCTTTTCAGTGGAACGTGTTGACCGAAACGCTTACAGTAACAACGTCTGCTGATCTTTTTAACTATGTTCTTACAGGATCGGGACAACGATTTAGAGTTATGGATGTTATTCACTCTGAGCAAGATGCTTTTTTAACGGGTGTAACTTCTAGTAAAATGAATAATTATTTATTAAACGGTGATCCACAAAAAGGCTCACCAATGTACTACAACTTTAATGGTGTAGACGCAAGTGGTGACACACAAGTTGATTTGTTTCCTATTCCTGATAGCATTCAAAATATATTTTTTAACTTATACAAACCTCAAGCACAACTAACTAATGCTTCAACAACATTGCTTGTGCCTACTGAGCCTGTTATTAAGTATGCTTATGCACAAGCTGTAGCAGAGCGTGGTGAAGACGGTGGTTTAGCTGCACAGGAAGCAACAGCGTTAGCTGATATGT